AACGAGCAATAAAAAACCTCCACGATTGATTATGATGTTTCAAAAGTGAAGGTTTACACCTCTAAGGTAGCAACCGTCAAGGAATACTAATCTAATAAGTTATCCAATAACTCTTCTAACCTGTATAGGTTATACTTACTTTGATTCATTTCGTTAATTTCTGTCTTAACGTCCTCAGACTTAGATTTGAACTCTACGTCCGATTCTACAATTGAATCTAACTTACTATTAATACTTTCAGTCAATTCGGTAAATTTAGTTTCCAAATCTTCTTGGTTAAGGGATAATATTTCCTTTAATCTACCTTTATCTTCTTCATTTAATGTCTTATCAAAACCCGCATTAAAATTATTTACTAAAACAGAATTTAATAATGATTCATTTACTCCCTCACCAACTGTAAGTTCCTCGTCTGTTTTAACCTTTGTTAAATGTTCTACTAAATATTTTTTTGCAATAACCTTATCCGATATATTACTTAGATTGTCTGGTGTAGACAACGAATCAATACTTTCATATAGACTGTTAGTAACATACTCTACGTTAGAAAGACTTTCATTCAATTGATTTAAATCTGTTTGTATCTCAGAAGTTTTTTCCTTTAAAATTCTTGATAGTTCCTCAACATATAATGTTGCAGTTTCTTTATCTTCAAAAGTCTTACCTTCCAATTCCTCATATAGTGAATACATCTCTTTGAGTGTATCATTTTTAGTTATAGGTTTAAAATATGTGTTAAGGTTATTCTTAAAATCCTTTTTACCATATGATTCAGTCAACTTAACTAAAATCTTATTTTTAATGTTCCCGAATGTTGCCATAATTAGTCGTTTAATATGTCTTTGAGTTTATTCTCTACTTCATAAATATTACGTTGTGCCTTATCGACATCAAAAAGGTCATCAAAATCTTGTGATTCGTCACCTAACATACTTAATATTTTAGATTTTTTACTATTCTCATGTTTAATCCTAGATTCACTTAAAGGTTCTTCACCACCTACGTCTCCTGCGGGTGGGGGTGGTGCACCTCCCATGTCACCCATGTCATCAGCGGGTGCGGATGCATCCATAGACTGTCTTTCCTCTTCAGGTATACCATATTTCTTATCTACTTCATCAAATACTCCTGTTCTCTTAATGATGTTTGGTGTAGCACCTAATTCACCACCAAGTGCACGTTCGAGTCTTTGTTGTTGTAAATCAAGAACCACATCGTTATCACTCATACCTAAGATGTTTTTCTTAGCCCATGTATGTGAAACAGGTTGTATACCTATCTGTGATTGATCTGATGTAGCGTCTTTATAAAGTGTTATCTTTTCTTTCCACTGTTCTACTTTTAATAAATCAGATTGTGCCGAAGGGTTGGTTAAAGACAATGTAAAATTATCTAACTCGTCCTCTAAACCTAACAAGTATAAGTGTACTAATGCAATTTTATTTAATTCCTGTATTAAAGATTTCTGTATTCTGTTAATCGTTCTTGCAAAACGAATATCCATTAATGCTAAAGTCTTACCATCACCAACAATTTCTTCAAAACCTAAAAACGCCTTAGGTATTCTAAGTGCCGCTAACATCTTCTTTTGAATGTATTCAATATCTGCAATTTCACCTAAGTTTTGTGCTCCCGGTAATGTTTCAATCGGTGAGGTTTGACCAGGGTCTCTAACAGGTATAAAGTAATCTTGATCCACAGCCATTTGATTATATCTCATATCAACCTGACCATTTTGAGGATCCACCACTTGATCTCGTTTGAATTTGTTTGCCACACGTTGTACGTATGCCTCAATATCTTTATCATCCATATTACCAACGAATACTTTAAATACCCTTCTTTCAGGTGCTCTCGATGTTCTATATATTAACATCGCATCTTCCGCAAGTAATAATTGTTTCCATATACGTCTTACTTTGTCCAACATAGATGTACCGTAAGGTAGTTTTCTATCGTCCCCTAATAATCTAAAATGTGCAACTTCCCACGCCTGAAATTCCATGTCTTTGTTCTTCCACGCAAATCTTAATTCTCTACTTGGCATTGTGACATTGGATGACGGTTCCGCCTTATGAACATTAGATGCGGCACCCTCGTGTCTCTCGATTTCAATGTTAGGTAATTGTTGACAACCTACAACACCCCTTTCAGGGTCTATCTTTAAATAAACGAAGTTATCACCATACTTACCTAGACCTCTACACCACATTTGTAAATTAGTGTTTACATCTAAAGTGTTCTCAAAAAGATCTGTAAGTATGTTTTTTACTCTTTTCGATTCCGAATAAATTGTAAGTATGTCCCCCTTTTCAGATAGTGTTGTTGATTCTTCTGAGTATATATCTAATGCCGCAGATATCTCAGGAGTAAATTCCATAGATTCGTAATCGTAATATGCTGCCAATCTGTTAGGTTCATAATAAACCGATTGATTATACAGGGATTGATCTAATTTAGACCACTTATCTGCAATATATTGAGATTGTTGTTGTTGTAAGAGTTGTTTTTCATAATCCTCTTTACTATCTGTTTTTAACAGTGTGTCTCTATCAAATTTATATTGTGGTGGCGGTGAAGGTTGGTCGGCTGTAAAACCGAAGACCTTTGTTAACCTTTGATACACTGTCATATTTTGTTTTGCCATATTAATAAATATTAGTCTTTATAATATACGAAATTTTTTTCACTTTATAAACCTGTTTAATTATCTATATCCCCTTTTACTAAATAACCAACTATTTTCTAAATATTGATCTTTAGTAATATTCTGATTGGAGGGATTATACGGTTGTCCGTCTGTTGTCATAGAACCTACCGCGTCAAAGGCGGTACCGTGTGAGTAGAATGATTTTTTAGTCTCATATGTTCTCTCTGTTAGTAACCACGAATCTAACATTGCCTTATTCGTACTATCACTTCTTTTTAGTTGAGTAAAACATATATCACCAACATACATTGCTATTGCCATTGCCATAATCGCATCATCATGAGATCCTTTCATATGGTTAGGTCTACCGTTAATATAGACAAAAGTATTTAATTCATTTAATAGTCTTGATGATCTAACCTTAAATCCATGTCTAAGTTTTTCCTCAAAGGTTGCAACGATCTGAGTCCGTTTATTATTAAAGTTTATACCGGGTATTTTTTCTTGTGCCTTTTTATTGTATTGCCAAATATTATTAGAGTTAACCCCATCAATATATTGATCCTTATAATCCATTTCTTGTAGTTTACGAGATGTTGCGATACCCATACCTCCCGTAATATCCGTGGCTACGAACGCTTTATATAATGTACCCCATTTATAAACAATGGATGCTAAATCGTCTGGTGGTATCATACCAACGTATTCCGCAACTTGTTCGTTTTCATCAAAGTCAATAACACATATAGATGATGAATCGGCACTATCTCCTCGAGATACGTCGACACCCATTATATATCTATGACCTTCAACAGGTTCTTTCCATAACCAAAAGGTACCCTGCATGTATTTTTCCATGGGGTCTTTTATCATGGTCTTTCTTATTCTGTCTTGTACTGTACTTGGGATAACACCATCACCAGAACCAAGGAAGTCGCATTCCAATTCTTGTGCGATTTTTCTTTTGTCATACTTGAATTTTTTTGCCATGTTCTCAAACCAATGAGAGTACGGTTTGTATCCTTGTTCGAGTAATTCTTCATATCCTTCCCAACCCTGTTCTAAAATTATTTCATCATCATTATATTGTTCTCTATTTAACATATAATGGATAATATCATCCACTTTAATCCATTTTAAATCACCAGCGTATCTTGGGTCTTTAAACCACCTTAAATCGGTTATTTTAAAGTCGTTCATACCTCTTAACGCCTGATCATACACTCCATAATAAATTGGGTCGTGCCCGTTAGGTGTGGAGATAAGAATTACCTTACCACCCGTGGATAAGGATGCCATACATGCCGCCCAAAAATCTTCACCCGCCTCAATATATGCCGCCTCATCAAAAACTAATACTGTTGGTGTATAACCACGTAGTGCATCGGCAGAAGTCGCGACCGCTTTAACTTCACACCCATTATTCATTCTATATCTACTTTCTGAATTCTTGTCTGCCGAAAAACCAACATTAATCCACTCTGGCCATTGATCTAAAAACCCCCTAACCTTGTTTGCCATTTCGATTGCGGTATCTCTTTTGTTGGCGATAATTAGGATTCTCTCAGGTTCATCCGGTTTTGCCATTTGGATCCTTTTAGATAACCAAGCCGCAGTTACTGTGGACACACCCGCCTGTCTATACTTACGAGTTATGTTTTCGTTATAATTGTCGTAGTCGTTTATCAGTTCAATTTGGTCAGGGAATAACTCTAATGGTACATATTTCTTTTTTGTGTTGTCATATGTAGTTAGATATGTTTTAAGAGCATACGGAGTATCTTTCATGATCTTCGCATATTCTTTTAACTGTATGAGTTTATGTTTATCCATATCCTATAAATACAAAAAAAGTGGTCTATTGACCACTTTCTTATAACCTGTGTTATTTAATTGTCGTCTTCAGGGGAAAATCCAATCCCTAAGGACCCTAAGAATCCTCCGAGACCCTTTTCCTCTTCTTCTTTTTCTCTATTATATTGGTCCTCTTCGTAATCTTCATTTTGTATCTCTTGAATAATCTGATCTACCATGTTACTTAAAATACTTTTACCCATCGCCGAACCTCTCATTATCTCTTTAGCAACTTTGAAAAATTCTTCAGGATCTAATAGAGAAAAACTCGAGAAAAGATAATTTTGGATGTGTGTCATATCTTCTTGATTTAACCTATCAGGATATGAAGATCTAAATTTCTCCCAAATAATTGGTCCTAATCGTAAATCCCAAATTTCTGAAGGTAAAGTGTCAGTTTTATTCATCACCATCTCTGCAGATCTTGGATCGTCAGGTAAACCTTGTGTACCCATAATTTCCATCACCCCTTTAATTACTTCATGAATTAATGCAGGGAAAAATACCGCTCTTGCGATAATTGTAGGAGGATCTGTTTCTGTGTCTATTTCTTCTTTTCCGGCTTGTTGTCCATCACCCATACCCATTTCCATCATTTCATCAGGTAGTACCCAATAAAGTAAATCGTTGACCGACATTAAAACACCATATTGGTTTACGATGTTTGGGTCCCTTTCAGTTAATTGGTCTGCGACCAATTCAAACATATAGTGACCTTTCTTGGACGCTCCTTGGATTAGTGCATTTATAAATCTTCTTTTTGCGGTTTCCTGATCAAACTTTTCCATAGCATTCATGAAATCCTCAATACCGTCTTCCGCTTCCTCAGGTTTTACCCCGAATTGGTCTTCAACCTCTTCTTCACTTGGGTCTTCAGATTCTTTCGAAAATCCTTCTGAATCTATACCACCAATACCAACTAATTTTGCGTCGAATTGTAATGTATCGTCAGGTAATGACATTTCTTTCTTAACAAGTTCTACCGCTAAATTTTCTAAGTATTCTTTATTATCCTGTTCGAATCTTAAAACACTCATTAATGTTCGTTGCATAGTACTCATTAGTTGAGATAATACATTCTGATCCGTTACATTACCTTCTTCACCTGTATATCTTTTTACTTTTGCGACAACATCCTTAAATCTCTTGGATGCTAATAGTTCTTCAAAGTTAGACGCAACACCTTCTGGTGATTCTTCAGGAAACGAAGGATTATCTTTATAAGGTGTTTCTCTTGACGCTAATTTATCTTCCACGTCAGGTGTCATTCTTTCAGGGTTATCTCCGTAGTCTACCGGCATTTCTTTTATTCTTTTTACTGTTTCTATTAAATCTTTTTTACTAATCATTCTGCTGCCATTTTTAAATCAAGACCAATAGAATCAAAACTTAGTTGTTTTGGTAACTTAGCCTTAGGTTTTGGTTTATGTTTTGGTTCAAAAGGATTTCTTCTTTTTGGTTTACCTGGTCTTGTTGTTGGTTTTTCCCTTACAGGTGCATCGGTATCAGGTTTAGATGGTTCAGGTGACTGTTCGTCTACGCTAAAATAATCTTGAGCCGCAACTAATGCGTCAGGTGAGTCTGAAAGTGCCCCGATCATCTCATATATTTCTTTTTTAGTTGTAACCTCTGTATGATAGTTTTCTTTAACCACACTTTCTACCCATTCCTCGATACTTGTTTCTTCTTCTCCTAACTCTTCGTCTTCTTCAGTTTCTTCTTCATAGGTAACAAATTTTTCACCCTTTCTTTTCGCGTCTTCCACACCTTGTTGATCGTCTTTAGGTATGTTTAAGGTTTCCTCAGACAACACCCTACTTGATAATTCGGTTATTTGTTTATCTGTTAATTTTGAAAGGAACTTTTCAGTGAACCCCTCATTTAAAAGTTTTGTTACTATTACGTTTCTTTTCATATTCCCGTATTATAATTTAATTCTTCCTTTATTAATTTGAAACCCCTTGATTCTATTTTTGTACTAACCTTATCCATCTTTTCACCAAATGAAAAAGTAAGTCTTTCAAACTCACTCTCGAAATCAAACTTTTCCCACCCTAATGAAATGACACCATCTACAGCGTCGATCACACCAAAGTAATCTGATTTTTGTATCAAATCTAAATCAATGTCACTATTTTTAAGTACACCAACTAAACTAATATATTCTAAATGGGGAGATAGTGTTTCTGTACACGTAGATGCCGGTATATGATACCACTCCTCTATATCAAATTCGAGTTGGTCACTAAAAATAAATTCATATTGTTTCTGACCTTTATAATCAGAACCTATTTCATTGATATAGATAAGTCTCATCTTACTTGAAGTATTTACTCAAAGTGTCATCAACATTTTTGTTGATTTCCTTTTTGAGTTCATCTAAGTCAAGTTCTACGTCCTGTTCTTCTTCAGATACCTCTTCATGTCTAACACTTAGATCTGCGATATCTTCAATTCTCTTTTCTTCTAATTCTTCTGATTCAGGTAAATCACCCATCTCTTCAATTGGTGCATCAACAAAACTTTCTAATTTAGACATTATTTCATCTAACTCTTCATCAGATGGTTCATTACCAAATTCATCGTCCATCGAGTCTTCAGATGGAATATCATCCATTCCTTCTTCATCTGAGAAATCATCTTTAGATTCAAATCTTTCAGCGATCTCTTCTTTATCTTCTTCATCTAAGGCATCAAGATTAACCGCCGAAAGAACCATATTAATAACATATTTTATGTCATCACTTTCCATTCTTTCTTTAACGTCTCTTAATGATTGACCTAACTTACCAGAGAATTTTTGTATCTCCGCCATGTAGTCTGATCTTTTACCTTCATCTTCTTGGTCACCTTCAGGTTCCATTGCAGGTTCGTCAGACGGTAATTCGTCTTCCATACCTGAGTCCGCTGGTGGTAAATCATCTATTGGTGAGTCATCTATAGGTGCATCTGCCACAGGTTCTGCGGGTACATCTTCTACAGGTACATCATCAACAGGTGAAGTGTCTTTAGATTTTAATACGTATTTCTTTGCTTCGTTAAGTGTTTCTTGACCACTTATAAGTTCTAATCGTTTTAGTGCTGATGAGTAAGACGAAAACTTGTTTTTGTCCTTCATAAACATTCCACCGATATAATCAAGGGATGATTCGTTAATACCTTTCAGTACATAGTACGAAGATCCTTGTCGAACAACACCATACACTCCGTTGTCAGCTTCCATAAGGAACTCTACATTCTTGTTTGATTTGTTCTCGTTAATTGTGGATTTAGGGGTTCTACCATAGTTGGCAATTTCCATAATCCTTTTTAATTTTTCGTCTACAGGTAATTTTTCACTACCCAATGGTCTAAGATCTGACATATTTAAATAATTATTTATAACTTATTCTTATACTATAAATACAACAATATCGAGAAAAATATATTGATCTCTATTGTTCTATAGATAATTTCTTATCTGTGGTTTTAGTTTGGATATCTAACAACTTACCTATATACCCATTTCGACGTAATAATTTGAATGCCAAATTCTCATAAGAGAACTCACCACCATCATCTAAACCACTTTGTCTAAACTTTTTTAGTTTGATTTTTAGGAGTTTTATATCTTCTAATACATCCTCCCCCTTATCGAATCTTTCGGATATCTCATCAATCCTGTCCTCAAAATCTTCTGATTTTTTTAATATCATAGTTTTATCGATAGACTTAACTGTTTTTACGGGAGTTACTAACCATTCGTCATTCAACACCGAATAGATACCCGAGGCATGGTGAGGTTCACTTACGTCTTGGACGTAAATCTCACAATCAAACCCCTTTACCAAAATTTCGTGTTGTTTATTCCAAAGACTTCTTTTACTATTAAAAAACCCTTTAAGTAAATCTAAATTATAATCTGTTTCATTGTAATCTACCAATATATGTAGATCCACATCTGAATATTTTGACCAATTATAATTTGCGAGTGATCCAGTTAAAATTACATCATGTATAAAAAATTCAATATCTAAGTAGTCCATGAATTTCTCAGTAACATCCATAAGTTTTTTTCTTATTTCATCATGCATAAAAAATTCACCATCCTTACCTTCAAAAATGTCGGTGGACAATGAATCCCTTATTTCAAAAGATTTTACTATCTCTTGATTGTTACCTATTTCCTCAATTAAATCATCAACAATCTGATTGTTCTTCATTACAGTTTCTTGTACTCGTAAGATCTCCCAATATTTAAATTAAAAAACCTACCTTGTGATTCCGCCATTCTAAGTTTTGTAAACTTTTCCCACGGAACTTTATAATACTCATAAACAATACCACTTTTGAAGGTGACTTTCAATGTTTCATCTTCCGTATTGTAAGATGCGGACTTTAGGTTTGATGATTCTATTTCAACAAGAATCTCTTTTCCATTGATTTTTTCTGATGTAATTGCCATAATATTTTATTTTACTTTCAATATAACAATTTATACAGACAAAGTCAAGTTAGTCCGATGTATCATATAAATACCTAATAAAAATTAAACCCCCTAATTGGGGGTCTAATTTATAAAACTGAAATGGTTCTTTGTTTGGTTTTTTTCTTAACCTTAGGGAAGTTTATATATAATATACCATCCTTAACCTTAGCATCAATGTTCTTATCATCAACATCTTCGGGTAAACTATAGGTCCTTTCAAACGAACCCATATAAGATGTGGATTCTTCAGGTTTACTATATTTAACCTTTAAAAAATCTTCTTCGACGATTATATTAATGTCTTTTTTATTAAGACCTGGTACAAGAAACTGTAATTCATACTTTTCCTTATTTTCCTGTCTTTGTACATTGACAACACCACTTTGTTGGGTGGTCTCAGTTTTAGAGTCAAAAAACTCATCAACAAGTTTGATCCACGGATCATTTCTAAATAAAATCATATTTTAAATTTTTAATTCTTATTACACACATAATATCAAATTGAATACCAACGATATAAATGAGACATTATGTCACAAATATAATCATTATACGTGACATACTGACAATATTAAATTCATATCTAAACTATTTGACTTTTGGAACAATTTTATGTATCTTTATTTAAAACACTTTTAACATATGTCAGTAGATTTTTTCGAAGAGGGAACACAATCCCAAAGTAAGAGGAGTAAGAAAGGTAGTAAAACACCAGTACTTGATAATTTTTCACGTGATTTAACACAATTAGCATTAGAAGGGAACATAGACCCAATTATTGGTAGGGATAAAGAGGTACTTCGAATTGCACAAATTTTATCTCGTAAAAAGAAGAATAACGTTATTGTAGTCGGCGAGGCGGGGGTTGGTAAATCTGCGTTAGTAGAAAAATTAGCATTACTAATTAGTACGGGTAATTGTCCTACCAACCTCTTAGATAAAAGAATTATGTCGTTAGATTTAACTTCTTTAGTCGCGGGTACAAAATACAGAGGTCAATTCGAAGAAAGAATTAAGGTGATTTTAAATGAATTACAAGACGCACCTAATGTTGTTATCTTTATAGATGAAATTCACACAATGGTCGGTGCGGGTAACGCGTCGGGATCTATGGATGCAGCAAACATATTAAAACCCGCACTTGCAAGAGGTGAAATACAATGTATTGGGGCAACAACGTTCGATGAATATAAAAAGAATATAGAAAAGGATGGTGCACTTACGAGAAGATTTCAAAAGATAATCTTATCAGAACCTACAACCGTTGAAACAGTTGATATTTTAAAGAACTTAAAAGATTCTTATGAAAACTATCATAGGGTTGAATACCAAACAGGTGTTATTGAAACAATAGTTAAACTATGTAAAAGATTCATAACGGACAAACAATTCCCCGATAAAGCGATAGATGTATTGGATGAGTTAGGGTCGGAAAAAAAGATAAATGTAAAAATACCTGATTCAATTGAGAAACTTAAGAAGAGTTGTGAATCTGTCAGACTTAAAAAGTTAGAGGTTGTAAAAAATCAAGATTATGAAAAGGCGGCAAACCTCAGAGACCAAGAAAGAAAAATTCTTAAGAAATTAGATAACGAAAAGAATAAATGGAATGAGGAACAACAACTAAATAGAAAACCTATTACAGTAGACGATGTTTATAATATTGTGACCAACATAACGGGGGTACCCATCAATAAATTAGACATTAAAGAAACTAAATCTCTATTATCATTAGAGAAAACAATTTCTAAGAATGTAATTGGTCAAGATGATGCCGTCGAAATAATTTCAAAATCTATAAGAAGAAACAGAGTTGGTGTTAAAGGACATAACAAACCTATTGGTTCTTTTATGTTTTTGGGGTCTACGGGTGTAGGTAAAACACATTTAGCTAAGACTTTGGCAAATACGTTATTCGGTGACCCAGATAAAATTATAAGGGTTGACATGAGTGAGTTTATGGAAAAACATAATGTATCCAAATTAATTGGATCACCTCCAGGTTATGTTGGTTTCGAAGAAGGTGGGCAACTAACAGAAAAGATTAAAAACAACCCATTCTCGGTCGTTTTGTTTGATGAAATTGAAAAAGCACACAAAGATGTTTTTAACATATTATTACAAATATTAGATGAAGGTAGGTTAACGGATTCTTTTGGTAGAAAAGTTAATTTTACAAATACCTTAATAATTATGACATCTAACGTAGGGGCTAAGAAAGTTGTAGACTTTGGTGGTGGTGTAGGATTTACATCTGACGATGATAGGGCTAAGGTTAAGGATTCGATTATTAAAAAATCCCTAAAACAAAAATTTAGTCCTGAGTTTCTTAATAGGATCGATGATATTATTGTTTTTAATAAATTAAAAGATAAATCACTTAGAAAAATTATCACTATTGAATTAAATAATTTATCTAAGAGGTTGGTTGAGAGTAACTACAAAATTAAATTTGATCGTAGTGTATCTCAGGAAGTACTAAATAGAAATTCTGAAGAAGAGTATGGTGCGAGACCAATAAAACGAATCATTCAAAATTTGTGTGAGGATTTTATAAGTGACAAGATTTTAGAGGGGGAGATTACAGAGGAATCTGATATTACCCTAAAAATTAATGAAGGAAATATGGAATTATCAAAAAATATACCCCTCATTTAACTAAAAACTTGACTTTTTTGAAAAACATATATATTTATACATCAAAGGTACTCTTTGTCGATTACCTTTTCGTTTTTTCTCGTTAAATTATTGGTGTTGAAACCAGTATAGACCTAAAACCCCAGCAAACCTTGTTGGGGTTTTTTTTATAGACTCAATAACATATCAACAAGTTCCTGTTGTGGAAACATATCCGATTTGTCTTTACGTGTGTTTGTATGTGTCCATAATCCTTTAACTCTTCCGTAATAGGCGTCTTCTTGAAATTCAAATGCAGATACACCTATCTTACGAATAAGATCAGGTAATCCCTTACGTACATCAATACCGTCTCTTTCAGATATCCAAAGGATCCATTTATGTAGTGATTCGATTTGTTTGTCGGAATATCTATGCCAATCCTTGTAACCTCTAAATGGTTGTGATAACGTAACTATTTGATCTTCAGCAACTCTTGTACCCGCGTATGTTTTACCATCCTTTATGTAACCAAAGTTACATACCTCAATAGCNACCGAGTGAGTGTGCATATGTTGAGATCCATTTTTACCTAAGTGCCAACCATACGATCCTTCAGGGAATGCATGTACCATCTCACCATCATATTTAGTGTCATTTCCTTTAACCGATTGACCACCTAATACGAACTCGGTCGCGACCGCACCTCTACTGTCTCTACCCCACGAGTCAATACAATTATACGGATTGTGCCAACCCGCGGTGTGATGTATAAAAACATACTCCTTAT